TCGCTTCCGATATGTTCGCTTTTTCTTTGCCTTAACGGCAACCAACTTCTTCGAAGACTTACGTTTGTTGGTGTAACGGTAACGCATAAGCTTACCATTTTTCTTGAAAGATTTTCCGTAGTTGTATTTCGCCATTAGAAACACACTCCACTAACGTGGCCAAGAACACGTTCGGTAACACCCAATAGGTGAAGCAACCCAATAGCCAGAAGATATTCTATTCGATTCTCCTTAACGTGTGACAAAAGACGAGCGCTAACGACCGCATCCTTGACTGGTTCTGGAATAACTGCAGACATAAAAATCACATCTCCGTCATCGGTTCACAAAGATACCCACGATGATTACCAGGTATCATATCAATTTGGATCACAAGATTCGCTGCTTCAGCAGGAACGTGATCAATACAAATAAGACCGCAAGGGAAATTTCCACCCTTTGCACGTTGAATCCCAACACCATTCGTTGGATTGGCTTCAAAGATAGTAACAATATCATGCCACTCTAAACCTGCCAATTGGTTCGCTCCGCCAGGATACATAGTATCAGTATGAACACCATCGTTCTCGAACGGATAAGGTGCAATATTATTTTCTCCAATCATGTCATCAAGAACAGCAGAGTCTTGAGTAGTGCCTTCATTAAACAATGCAGACATCCAATTCTGAGGTGCAACACCTGAAGCAGAATCAGCATCACCGGGAGCGTTCGGGTCTAGAACATCTGGTAGACCACGAGAAGCAGCATATCCTTCAATCAAGGAAACTGAATTAAAACCTGAAGCACCAGCTCCAGGGAAATTCAAACCAGTAGCAATCAATTCCCTGGTATCAACAGTGCCAGGGGTAGTAGTATCGGGAATGTAAATTTTTGACATATCCCATTCACCAACAGTAGCTGGAAGTCCAGCGGCTGAAACAGGCAACAAATTTGCACCAACACCTGCAACAGCATGTGCATGATCAGCATAAACTTTGAAATCAAGGAATCGAGGCTTAATAGAAGGAGTCTCTTCGAGAGCCTCACGATTCATACGTTGCCAAGTACGCATACCTTTTTCCCAAGCATTGGACATAACCCAAGTGTTTGGGAGTTTGAAAATATTAACAGTTCCAGCCTTCAGAGAAGACAATTTGAAACCACCAACTGCCCAGTTGATACCCTGGCGATAAAATCGACGATTTACCAGGGATGCAACTTGTGAAAGGTCAATGTAACTTCGTGTAGCTGCAGTAGAGCCAGTAGCAAAAGTCAACGTCATAACCGCAGGTTCAATCTTAGATTTTCTCGAGTAGCGTTTCTTCGCCATACCCATCGGGTAGACTATCAATCCTATATTGATTCCGACCAAAGGGTCGACTTAATCGGGGATTAGTGAACATGAACTCCTCAACTTCGGGCATCATGTGCTTAGGCGCTTTGAACGGTTTTGTAACATACGCAACCTTAGAGCTGTATTGAATCAATTGATCCAACTCATGAGGTTCACAATAATCTAACGTATATCTCGAACCATATCCAAGTTTTGCCAGGGCCGAACAACTACGTCCCTTGTTTTCCTTTTGGAGGAGAAGCTCGCCTTCAACCTCAACGTGCCTGGAGGTTTCCTTCAGACGATCCAATTTCTCTGGTCCAAAAAACAGAGAATGCATATGTACATTCCACCACTTCTTCGAATTGTTGTAGGTGAACTCCATAAAATGAGTCCCACCATCTGCGCCAAGTCCATAATCCGTATGTCCTAGTTTCATGTGTTTCCCACAAAGTAACCTATTCATGCCACGCATAGAGTGCCATCCCGTAAGACCGGGTAAGGTTGTCCTAGACACAGCATAGTCATACTGTTCCTTCAAGGATTTGAAACGAATCCCAGATTCATGTTTCTGTCCAGGTAACGTAACGGTTAGAACTCCAACTTGGATATCGTTGCCAAAATAATGTCTGGCCACTTTCAACCGTTCCTTAATTTCATGCGCTCTCTTTCCAGCTCTCTTTCGTTCGCAACTAGGGCAAGCAAGCCAGCGAGCGCATTTGTGCTTCCAGGCCTCGTCAGGTCTTCCGAGCCAGGCTCCTTTACAGATCGCCAGTCCGACTCTATCGGTCCTTACACCACTGCTCGAACTAAACATCATTTTTGACCGCCCATAGGGCTCCTAACAAAAAATAACATTTAGCAAGTTCGGTATACAAACAAGTAGGAATGTTATTTCTAACGTTTCCTAAATGGATCCAACTGGAGAGGATCTCCAGCGGCCAAATTGATTTCGTAGCCAGCGTAAACACCGAGGACTACGATAGCGGCAGCATCTCCAATTGGAAGAGGACCGTCTGCAGCGGCAAGAGTCAATGCAAGTGCAATTGCTCGACGGGCTCTTCGAACACGACCGCCACGTTCGAGAATCTCTTCAGACAAAGATCGGCTCTCACCGGTCTCGTTCGCCCCAGGGGGGCTCCTCACGGATTCGGCCTTCGCCGAGTTGCGCCCTCGTTCCGGGCGCTCGGCTACAGTCACGCCGAAAGTAGAAGATTGAGGTGAGGGGGTGTCAAGAACAACAACGTGGCCACCAATCTCAAAATAACTGGTCATTCAACCCACTCCTCTTCACAAACGGTACAACGTGCATGATACAACAAAGGTTGATCAGGAACACGTGCAAGAACGATGAAAGTTCCAGTGGAACCGCAGCGTGAGCATTGCGCCATCAATATCGCTTCCGATATGTTCGCTTTTTCTTTGCCTTAACGGCAACCAACTTCTTCGAAGACTTACGTTTGTTGGTGTAACGGTAACGCATAA